CCAATAGTCTTTCCCTATTTACCAAGCTTCCGCCCCTGTTTGCGTGTTTGGTGCGCATTAATGGCCCCATCCATGCGTCAATGGGCCTAGCAACGCGATAGGAAGCTTGCCACGCCCCTAGCAGGGTGCGCCGTGCATGGTACTGAGGATGCGTATGATGCGAGGCGCAAATGCGTGTGTAATCAATAGCTTACATTCAGAGATGTATGTAACAAATGCATGGAATGTTGGTTCATATTCGCCCATTACACGCATGGATGACATCAATCGAATTGCCCTTGAATGAATTGTGCACAATCTATTGCATTATTAGCATCATATTGGGGAGTATGCACTATTCCTCATAGGGAGACACCCTGCATACTAGGGGGAGTATCCACATCACCTGCTTCCTCGCACACTATTGAATCGTGCACAATCTAATAGCGCGGGAAAGGGGGGTACAAGCGGAAGAAAGGAGTGTCAGGTGGGGCAGGCTTAGGGGTAGTCAGATGGCCTTGCGCAGAAATTTTTTTGGTGTGGCCCTCAAAAGATCTTGAACAGAGGTAGTTTACCAACGGGCAAAAATGCGCTACAATGCGGCGCAAGGGCTTCTTTGGGAAGGCATTCGTTGTACTGGTCTTGTGTAGCCAACTGTGGGCAAGCACATTAGAGACTCGGAACCTATCTACTAGTGAGTGATGGCCGGTTCGATTCCGGTTAAGTCCACCAATTTTTTGGAATTGAAAGTATCAAGATGTTAAAAGAAGAATATGAGCAGTTAAATGAGGAAGAAAAGTATTGGGTAAGTGTTGCCCCTTACTTTCTCCACATGGCAAATGTAATAATTGTATTGGTGAAGAAAAAAGATGAGTAAGCGTCGCGCTCATTACTGCGTTCGAATTGCCAATTCCATCTGCGAGAAAATCGCACTTGGAAATTCACTTCGTGACGCCCTAGAGATTGTGGGGCCACTCGCACCAAGCATGCCGACATTCTGGCGATGGCTCGATGAATATCCTGAATTTCGTGTGAAGTACGAACGGGCAAGACAAATGCAAGGTGATGTGCTGGCGGATGAGATTTTGGATATGGCAAAAATAGTAGTGCAAAAGCCTTCTCTGGCGGCTGCTATTAGGGTGGCAAGCGACATTTTGATGTGGCAAGCTGGAATCCGGGACGTAAAATACAACAGCAAAGTAGCGCCAGAGGAAAAGAGAAAACTGCTTCCAGCAGATGAACTCCGAAAAGAGATTGGACGATTGGAACTGGAACTTGGCGTCAAAGCGACACCCGGTATGAATACCGCACCCAACTACGCCAAGCAGAAACCGATGCCCGATATAGAAGCTGCCGAAATGGTTGAACCCGCCCCGCCCCCAAAACGTGATGAGGAATCCACAGAGTTCCGGCAGCAACCAGAGGCAGACGAGATTAACGAACTTGCGGTGAATGACCAGATTAATTGGAGCAGCAATGGTTGCTAATACACCAGAAGCCCAATACGAAAAATTGCGGCGATTGCAGGAACTCCGTAACAATTACGGTATGCTCTTTTATGCCCCGTACACTAAACAACGAGAGTTTCACGAGCGAGGGCACGACTTCCGTGAACGCCTCCTTATGGCAGGCAACAAACTTGGCAAAACTTATGCGGCTGGCTTTGAAGTGGCATTTAACGTAACAGGAATTTACCCGGATTGGTGGCAAGGCCATCGCTTCACAAAACAGAATAGGGGATGGAGTGGTAGCGTCACTAGTGAATTGACGCGGGATGGGGCTCAGAGGATTTTGCTTGGCAATACTGGGCGGTGGGGAACAGGCTGTATCCCCAAAGATTTGATAGTCGATATAAAAAGGGCAAGGGGAGTTCCAGATGCTGTTGAAACTGTATTGGTGCGACATGTCTGCGGCGAAGTCTCGCAAATCACCTTCAAGGCTTATTCGGATGGCCGTGAAGCGTGGCAAGCGGAAGACCTCGATTGGGTATGGTTCGATGAAGAACCGCCAGAGGATATTTACACAGAGGGTGTTACCCGCACGAATAATTCGGGTGGCCCGGTATTCATGACGTTCACTCCCCTTCTTGGGATGAGTGGCGTTGTGATGCGCTTCCTTGAGTCCAGCCATCGGGATCGCAGTGTCACCAATATGACAATTGACGATGTGGAGCATTATAGTGACGAACAAAAAAGACGTATTATCGACAGTTATCCGCCACATGAACGTGAAGCCCGCGCCATGGGTATTCCGATGCTCGGTTCCGGGCGTATCTTCCCGGTCGCGGAAGAAGTCATCAGAGAACCTACACTTATCCACATTCCGACGCACTGGAAACAAATAATCGGCATTGACTTCGGGTGGGACCACCCTACCGCCGCCGCCCGCCTGCTTTGGGATGAGACCGCTGATTGCATTCACGTAGTCAATGTCTATCGCCAGAGTGAAGCCGTCCCCATCCTTCATGCTGCCGCCATCAAACCTTGGGGCGATTGGATTCCAGTTAGTTGGCCTCACGACGGCCATGTCCACGATAAAGGCAGCGGAATCGAGACAGCGGCCCAGTACCGAACTCTCGGCCTCAAAATGAATAGCGATCATTCCTGCTTCCCAGATAAACGGGGCAACGGTGTAGAAGCTGGGCTAATGGATATGCTGCAACGTATGCAAACTGGACGATTCAAAGTAGACGAGAATCTTGCGCAGTGGTTTGAGGAATTCCGCATGTATCACCGTAAAGACGGCAAAGTCATTAAAGAGCGGGACGACTTGATGTCCGCTACCCGCTATGCCATTATGGACCTACGATACGCCCAGCCTATGTCTTTTGCCCCCAAACCTCGCGACCGTTACGCCAGCCGTGCTGGCTACGGCACCGACCTAACATGGATGTCGTCATGAACTTGCTGACTTTCCCTACCCCGGCCCCCAAATCCGTCGAGATCAATGAGGACGCCATAGCCATGCTTGAAGTCTGGTTGGAACGCCTCCGCTCCGGGGAAACTACCTCTGTCGCTGTCGCTGGCATCACAAGTGAGGGCTACACCTCGACTTCCTTTGCTGGCACTCCGCAGGAACTGTTGGCCGCAGTTGATATGCTGCACCATCGTATGATTGTGACAATGTATGATCACGCTTAATAGCCTCACCCCCGGCGGAACACCGCCATCTTATCATGAAACAATAGGAGTGTCAACATGAATCAGCAACAACCCTTTCTCCCTATTTACGACTTGTCCGATTCACCCCCGGATGACCCTTCAACGCCAACTTCTATTGGTATTGGGCTACCTGATGTACTTGCAGATGCCCTTGATGCTCTTAATACTGATTATGATGGAATTTGCATTTGCTTTTCTGATGGTCGTGCTTTTATAAATAATCAATTTTTTGAAATGTTAATGGGGGATATGCTGTGAACATCGAAGAATACGAAAACTTGCAGCCCAACATGCCGTATGAAGTAACTCCAAATACGGTCCCAGCAACCATCATCAGCTTCCTAACGCCAAATCGGCATTGTGCATGGCGCGTGTCCTCTCTCGACACAAAAGAACCAGATACAATCGCTTGGCTCAATAAAATGAAGCCCGGAGAAATTTTCTTCGATGTTGGTGCCAACATGGGCCAATACGCCCTTATCGCTGCCAAGAAAGGTCTCATTGTCCATGCATTCGAACCGGAATCACAAAACTTTGCCCTCTTATGTCGCAACATTGGCATCAACAACTTGGGAGATTCGGTTACAGCATGGCCCCTTGCCTTATCGGATTCATCGGGTTTCGATTTTTTCTATGTACAGTCCCTTCAAGTTGGGGGTTCCTGCTCCAGTTATGCCGAGGAAGTCAATTTTCACTTGCAACCCAAGAAATATGCGGTTCGACAAGGTTGCGCTGCAATTACAATGGACGCATTTACCGATCGTTACGGCTTCCCAACTCACGTCAAGATTGACGTTGACGGCTTGGAACATAAAGTCATCGCCGGAATGGGTGCCACACTTTGCAAAGCTTCATCCGTCCTTATAGAGTTGAATCGCAATATCCCTCAACATATGGACCTTTACGAAATAATGGAAGATCATGGCCTATTCCCTGATGAAGAAACAGCCGAGATTGCTCGTCGTAAGGAAGGAGCCTTTTCCAACATTGGAAACGTAATTTTCTACCGTAAGGTGCAATCGTGAACGTTGAAGAACACGTTTTGGCAGCTTTAAAATCTACGCCAATTCATACGTACCCTTTTCCTTTCTTTTTCGCTGAAAATGTTTTTCCTGCTGCTTTTTATGCTGAATTGCGAGCTTATTTGGAGAAGCCAAACGACTACATCAGTGTCGAAGGAAGGTTCGCCAATCGCACATTTGCTGATGGCAGTCTCATTCCCGGCATCGAATTCATGCATGGCAAGAAATTTTTGGTAGAAATGCTCCATCTCTTTGAAGAACCGCTTCAAGCTGAGTTTGGCGGCGTGAAAGCAAAGTTCCGCCGGGATCTTCGGCTTGTACGCGATCACAAAAATTACAGCATTGGTCCACATACCGATATGCCTCTAAAAGTCCTCTCCTTGCTATTTTATCTACCTCCCGACGATAGCATGAAGCAATACGGCACTAGCTTCTATAAGCCTCTTGACCCAACTTTCATCTGTCCGGGCGGTCCTCACCACGATTTCGAGGACTTCAAGGAGATTGGCCGCGCTCCCTTCCTCCCCAATTCTTGCCTTGGCTTTTGGAAGACCGACACAAGTTTTCATGGTGTAGCTCCAATTCCTGTTACTATCACGCGAGACGTTCTCCTGTACAATATTTATCGTGGACCTACAGCAAAATAGGAATTCAAGATGGCTCTCTCCAAAATTGACTTTGCCAACCAAGCGCGCGACCACATGCGGGAAGCTGGAAACTTTTGGCACAATTGGCGTGTTGAAGCCATCGATTGCTACGACTTCATCTGCGGCAAGCAATGGTTGTCCGCTGACGAAGGCAAACTCAATGCGGAGAAACGCCCTACCGTCACATTCAACTATTCTGAGAAGATGATTGATGCTGTTGTTGGTGCAGAAGTCAGCAATCGGCAGGAAGCAACCTATAAACCTCGTGGTGTTGAAGACTCCCCCTATGCAGAGATGATGAATAACGCAGCCAAATGGGTACGTGATGAATGTGGCGCGGAAGACGAAGAGTCTGATGCTTTCCGTGACATGCTTATTTGTGGCTTGGGTTGGACCTACACTCATGTCACCTACGATGAGGACCAAGACGGCAAAATCGTTACTGAGCGCATAGATCCCCTTGAAATGTACAGTGATCCTGCCGCGAATAAACCCGGCATTACCGATTGTCGTTTCCATTTCCGCCGTTGGTGGGTAGATGAGCGGGAAGCCAAGCGGGAGTGGCCGGGTAGCTCTTTTTCTTCTACAGAGGATAGCGATGCTAGTGTTGGTATCGTTACTCGTGGTCATCGTTACGAGGAAGGTGAACCAGACGAGAAAGACAGACATAAAGGCCAAGTCCAAATTACCCTCTACGAATGCGTTGAACGTGAACCTATCTACCGTGCGCTCCTTGGTGGCGAAATCCAAGAGATGAGTGTTGCTGACTTCAATGACTTGCGCGACATAATTGACCAAACTGGCATCAAATATGTTAAGCAGCAAAAACGTGTCTATTATCGTGGCTTCTTCTCTGGCGAAACTTTGCTTGACTTTGAGAAGTCACCTTGCCAAGACGGCTTTGCTTTCCAAGCGATCACTGGCAAACGAGATCGCAACAAAAACACTTTTTATGGCCTTACCCGCGTGATGAAAGATCCGCAACGGTGGGCAAACAAGTGGCTTTCTCAAATTCTGCACATCATCAATAGCAATGCCAAGGGCGGCTTGATGGCGGAGATTAATGCCTTCGTTGATCCTAAACGCGCGCAAGAGGAATGGGCGCAACCAGACAGCGTTACGCTATTCCAGGAAGGAGCATTAAGTGGTGGCAAAGTTAAAGAAAAAGGTATGGGTGCTTTTCCCTCTGGACTTGATAAGCTTATGCAATTCGCCCTTGGCTCGCTTCCAATGGTCACAGGCATTAATCTTGAAGCTTTGGGACTGGCAAATAGGGAACAGGCTGGCGTACTTGAGGCGCAACGGAAACAAGCAGCGTATGGGCTTCTTGCGCCGTTGTTTGACTCGCTTCGTAGGTATCGCAAGGTTCAAGGACGAATAATGCTTTACCTCATTAAAGAGTATATTTCAGACGGCAGATTAGTGAGGATTGGTGGTCCAGACTCACAGCAATTCCTCCCTCTCACCAAGCAACCAGACGGCATTCGTTATGACATCATCGTCGATCAATCTCCCAACGCACCAGACGTTAAAGAACGAACATGGGAAGCCCTCATGCAACTCGTCCCCTCCATGCTTAAAGCGGGAATGCCTCTCCCCCCTGATTTGCTCGACTATGCCCCATTGCCAGTTGCGTTGTCAGCCAAGTGGAAAAAGTTCGCTGCCGAATCCAAGCAACCAGACCCAGCCGTCCAACAGCAACTCCAACAACTCCAACAGGAAGTCCAAAAGCTCGGCCAAGAAAACCAAGGTCTCAAGCAAGACGCCAGCATAGAGCAAGCACAGTTGCAGCAGAAAGGGCAGCAAATTGAAGCGGAGTTGATGCTAAAGCAGAAGTCGCAAATGGCGGATATTCAACTTAAACGTGAGTTGGCGCAAGCAGAATTTCAATTGCAGATTGAGCAACAAGCACAAGACCTCGAACTTGCGCGACGAGCAGCAGAGAATGACATGCAAATAGCGCGGCAGAAAGCAGAAGCAATGGTAGAAGTAGCGCGCATAAGCGCACGCAATAATCCCACAACAAACGGAGCATAAAATGCCTGATCTTACCCCTGATGAAGTAAGTTTTTTCGAAACTGGCGAACTTCCCGCTGCGCTTGCTGCGCAAGCTACACCTGTCGTTGCTGAACCTGCGGTTGCGCCGCTCGTTGTTCCCCCAGCTAGTGTAGTTGTACCAAAAATTGAAGAAAATGATGCATTGGAACGTATGCTTAACGAGGAGCGGCAGAGTCGTGCTGCCCTTGAAGCAAAGTTTGCTGACCTTGAAGCAAAGCTTTTAGCAAGAAATACTCTTATTGAGGAAGTCCCTGATCAAAATACCGACCCTCTTGGCAACATGATGCATCAGCTTAACCAATTAAACAAAGCTGTCGTTGAGATGAAGACCAATCAAACGCAGCAAGAACAACAAAGTTCTTTGCGTACCCAACTCAACGAATTCACCCAATCCGTTCAAGCTGCCAAAACTACCTTTGAATCTACAACTCCCGACTTCAAAGATGCTTACGCACATATTCGTGCTTTACGAACAGAAGACCTTCGAGCAGTCGGCGCAACCGACGCTCAAATTTCCCAAGTTCTCTTGCAAGACGAATTTCAGCTTGCTCAACACGCCATTCAACGTGGTAAAAATCCAGCGGAAGAAATGTATGCTATGGCAAAGCGCTATGGCTACGCTTCTAAAGTGGCGGCTGCTGCTGTGGCTAATCCGGCGCAAAAGATGGAGCAACTAAAAGTAGGGACTGCCGCCGATCACAATCTCGGTCGTGCTGGAATCGAAGCGGAACTCACGCTTGAAGGTATTAAAGACTTGTCAAATAATGACTTGAATAAACTCATTCAAGATGACAAAATGTGGCAAACTCTTGTAGGTGGAAAGCAATCTCATGAACTTATTTAATTGTGTGCTGCTATGACTAATTATTACGTTTCCACTACCGGCAATAACGCCAACGCCGGGACTACTACGGCTGGTGCATGGGCTTCCATTGCTCGCGCTGGTTCTGCTGCTTCTGTAGTTACGGTTG